GCAAGGTATTTCTTCCAGAAATGTAAAATCTGGTTCTGAGGGATCTTGTTTGCTTATCACTTCAACTTCTTTTACAACATTTGCTTTCTGATCTTCAACTTTAGCCATAGCCTCTTTACCATCTACAATGATTTCATTCCCTTCCTTTTCAATTTCTTTTTTTTCATCCAAGCGCCTTTGCATTTCCTCATTTTGTTTACGCAATACTTCCAGTTCCGTTTGCTCTGCAACTCGCCTTTGCGCTTGTTCAAATGCAATACGTAAATTGGAAAGTGTTTCCGCTTTTGCTTCTTGAACCTCGCCGAGCCTTTCCGCAAATTCCGCTTTGGTTAATTCTTTTTCCTCCAAAACTATCATTGCATCATTTATTTCTTTAGGGGTTGCCCTTGCCAAGGCCATTGGTAAATACTTAATGTTATTAACAGCGGTATCCAACAAAGCCAGGCGCTCTTTTCGCATGTGGTCCTTTTCTGCTTTCTCTACTTTTTTCTCGAAGTCCAAATCTTCTTTTAAATTTTTCATTGGGCTTTCAATGTGTTGTAAGGACTCAGTGATTCTTTTGGCCTCACTGTCAACCACCTTACCCCATTGAATAGCCCCTGATTTTAGTTCCTTACGTTTCTTTTCAACGTCCGTCCTGAGCCCTCTAATTTCCTTTATGCCATTACTTAAAGCGTTGTAGCCCTCAACCCCATCAAACTTCATGGCGCTATACTTTTCCCTTAACTGACAAATCCTTGAATCTGTTACACAATATTCTGCCAATGCGTTTTTCTGTATCACTTCCATTTGCTTTGAATCCATTTTATTACCCTCCGCTTTTCAAGTTCCCATTTTTATCTTGCAAATATTTGGCTTTACGAATAGCCAAATCAATATCAATTGAATCCGCGCATATTTTACTACAGACTAAAATCTTGACTCTTGGATCATCGGTATCACTTTGAAACCACATTGGAGGGGCCATAAAACCATGGGACCCTGTATGCCTGGCCGGCCTTGCCTTTTTGCAGCTGTCACATATTGCCATCATCATTTTGATTACTCCTAAAAAGGTATCGTTTCTTCATCCCAATCAATTGTATTTCCCTGGTTTTTAACCTTTGGAGCTATCGTAAGTTTTTCAAAAGTCTTTTCATCTTCATCGGTCCATTTTGGAATGTCACCAAGTTTATAGCCAACAATAGAATCAAATTTTTCACCTGGTAATTTAGATGTTGTTATGGAAATGGTTTTCGCTACAGCATCAAAATTATTTATTAGATCAGCTGCTTGAGCTGCCGTAACAGGAATGGGCGCGTTACTTCTTTTCATCCACCAAGACACTGCCTTTTGATAAGCAAAGCCTTCATGCTCAAAGCAAAGCCATTCTGACACTTTCTCTTGCCAGCCAATCTGATAGTCAACACGACAGGTTTTAGGATGTTCTGGGTCATTTTCTGTGCCTCGCTTGGTATGTTCAAAGGCCATATACCTGGTAACCCCACGTTCTGCGACAACCGGCTCTCCCTGGGAAAGGATAGGGTTATTTGAGGCATTGGCATTATGCTTCGCCTTATCGTCCCTGGGAAGCTTTTCACCGCACTGAGGGCAAATGGTATACCCTACCGCTATAACTGCCCTACAATTAGGACAAGTCTTTGCTGGCGCAACACCAGCGGCCCCACCTGTTTTCGGATCTATTGACCCGTCAATTTCGTCAATTGGGCCATGCCTCATAATGTTGTCAGCGAAATCTAAGACAAGACAGTTTTCCTTCCCTGGCCATATACGAAACCCACGGCCCACCATCTGGTAATATAGCCCTGGTGAATGCGTGGGCCTTAGCATGGCTACACAATCAATGTTCGGCGCATCAAAGCCGATTGTCAAAACATTTACATTGACAAGAAATTTTAATTTGCTTTGCTTGAAATTTTCTAATTGATTTTGCCTGAAAAGTGAATTCGTTTGTTCTGTTATCAGGCCGGCCTTCTCACCTGTTATCTTTTCAATTACTTCGTGAACATGCTCCGCGTGTTTAACGCCTGAACAAAATATCAGGCAAGACTTTCTTTCTTTTGTTTCTTCTATAATTTCGGTAACAGCTGAATCCACTAAACTATCTTTGTCCATTGCTTTTTCTAACTGATGCAAAACGAATTCACCGCCATGAATCTCAACACCTGTCAAATCGGCTTTTCGTTTTCCCGCTTTTGTTAGTAACTTTGAAATATATCCCTGAACAATTAATTCTTTAACCCCTACTTCATAACAAATATGGTTCAAAAGGTTTTCTTCGCTACAAATCATCCCACTTCGCATCCGATATGGCGTTGCTGTCATTCCTATTAACCTAACTTTAGGATTTATTATTTTTGAATCTTCCAGAAATGTTCTGTACATTCCTTCGCCATCGGCAGGAATAAGATTGCATTCATCCACAATAATCAAATCAAAGCGCCCCAGTTCATCAGCGCGTTTGTAAACCGATTGAATGCCTGCAACTATTACCGGCTTTTGTGTTTCGCGTTTTTTCAAGCCGGCAGAGTATAGGCCAATATCCACATTGGGGCAAATTGCAGAAAGTTTTTCTGTGGCCTGCACCAATAATTCTTTTACGTGAGCCAAGATCAAAACGCGACCTTTCCAGCGTTCAACAGCATCCCCGCAGATTGTAGCAATGACAGGAGTTTTTCCGGCAGCTGTAGGTAGGACACAACAGGGATTATCGTCACGCATTCTTAGCGATTGATAAATTGCTTCAACCGCTGCCATTTGATATGGCCTTAACTTGATCGGTTCCGATTTAGGTTTGAATAAGCTTGCCGACATTTTTCTCCGCTTTAGCTTTTTTGTCTTTTGAGTTTTTCATGTATTCCTTTATTTGCCCAATCTTATGACCGGCGTCCCTGATCTCTTGAATTTTATCTAAGGCAATTTGGTCACTTGTGCCTTGATTAATTATTCTTAAAAGTTCTCGCTGTTTTATTTTCAAAACTTTCTTTTGCGTTTTATATTCATCAATCATTTTATGGACCCCCTTTACAAATAATCTTTTAATTTAAAAACTCTGATTATCAATCCACCGCCTGGAACCATTGCTTTCATTTTGCTTTCCAACTCTTTTACCTGACGATCATTTTCATAAAACTTTGCCTTTTCCAAACTGTCAAGGATCGGTTTTTGGTAATTGTCAACATCGCGTCCTCTTCTATCTGGTGGATACATTTCTATTTCCATTCTTAATTTTACTTCCAAAGGTATTGTTTTGAATCCGTATTGATAGATAAACCTTTTTACACTTTCCCGATATTCCCGGCCAGCCTTCGCAATCAATATTCTATCTCCTACTTTTCTATAATACTGATTAACCGAAGGCGGCCAGGCTAAATCAAATTCAAGCATTTGCAGGCGATTCGGCTGGCGGTACCTCCCATGGAGGTAACGAACCGGAAACGCCTGGGGCGCCAGATGCTACAGGTGCCTTTGCATCTTCCTTTGGTTTAAAAGCCTTAATGTCATTTGCCATTTCACCATTGTCTGTGCGTTTACGGCAAGTCACAACAATGTCAAGCGGTATCCTATGAAGGTCTTGGGAGTCTGCCGGCGTCATTACGTTCACTGCCCGACAAATTGCAGACAGTTGTCCTTGTGCAATCTGTACGGCCTGGGTACTCTTGTTTTGTAAATTCAGATTACAGAAAATGCGAGTCCCTTTGTGCTCGCCTTCAATTACTTGAAATCTCAATTGCAAATAGCTTCCAGCCTTATCTTTTGTTGCCTTCATTCCGCTTTGATCTACAATTGCGCGGTATGTTCCGGCAGGAATAGCGACAAAACCCTGGTTGGGTTCTACCTTATTCGCATCAAAGCCTTGTAAACTAGCCATAATATTTACTCCTATTCAAAAGGTTAAACAAAAAAAAGGAAAAACTATTTTTCCTTAACTATTCTTCGGCTTGGTTTCGCTTTCTTTTATTAAATTAACCTGTGGCGTCGCAGGTGGATTTGGTGGACTACCTTTATTGTTAAAAAACTTTGCATATTCCCGATAATCCATTGGCAAAGTTTCCGGTAAGTTATGCAACCGATTTTTAGCCATGTAACTCGGATTTGGCGAAGTGTGAAGTATTCTTTCGCCATCGCCCACGGCCTGGTGTCTTTTCCTTCCAAAGCCTTCATCTTTTTCCATGGTTTGAATTTTATAACGGGCAAAAAATACTTCATCGGACCATTCCCGAAGTATTGGCGCGGCCTTTTTGTGAAGGCGTGGCCCATAAACATCATAAGGCTCTTTGTCTGGTTCTTTGATTTTTTCAATAGCGCAATGAGCAATCAGAACTATTGCCATTTGGCGTGAATTACGAAGCGCATCAAGGCCATCAAGGAAAGTTTGCCATGGATTTAAAGCAATTGTATAGCCTCTGGCATAACCGATTTCCTCAATGTTGGCAACCCCTTCATCAGAGCAAACTTTTTCCCAGATTAATCTCTCTAACCAATCCAGAGAATCAACGCAGAGGGTTTGGTAATCGTGTTCCTTGTTTGTGTATAAATCAGAAATTGCTAGAATCACTTCCTCAAATGTTTTTGCCTTTGGAAATTTATCACAATTTATATCACCTAAGCCACCTTCAGTATCAATGAAAATTGGCTTGGGCGCCATTGCTCCCCATGTTGATTTACCCACGCCATCTAATCCATACAAAAGGGTTCGGCGCGGTTTTGTGTCTTTTCCCTTTTGTATATTGTCCAGAAAACTCATAGTAAATCCCTCCGCTTAGTGTCAACCAATTTTGACACTTCAAGTTTCTAATCTAAATCTACACCAAAGCTTATTGGATCTAACTTCCCTTTCAATTGATTCATTCAAAAGCATTGTTAAATTTTCGTTTTCAATTTCCAATGTTCTTATATAGCTTTTTGTTTTTGTTTCCATCATTGGCTTAAACAGCTTTATTAACAGTTTTTTTATCATCTTCTTTTTCCTCCATTGGCGCTGAAGAATGGAACATAATTTCAATGTCAGAATTTGGATTATCATCCAATAAAAATCTTGCTTTCGCTAATGCTAAACCAACAAATTTTAAAGCTTTAGTTGCTGACTTAAAGTTCTTTGAAGTGGTTTCCCCATTGAAAAATGCTTCTACCTGATACTGTCCCATTGATTCTTGTAGCGGATTCTTACCCATGGATTCCCCTAAAATGGGGGAAAGTCAGCCCGGTGCGAATCGGGGAAAAGACTTGCGAGGAAGCTGACTTTCCCACCGGGTTTCTTAAAAGGCAAAACTAAAAGGTGATCCCCAATTCGCAATGACCCTTTTACAGATTTCCGATAAGAGTTGCAAGAACTTTTTTTAAAAATATTTTAAATGCTAGATTTCATAGGGCTTATGGATGAAAATTATTTTTCCAATGCCTTGGCTAAACATGACAGCCTGACAAATTCTGCTAAAGGGATGTTTTGAGTCCAGGCTTTACGGCTTATTATCTCATACTCTGCTTGTGTGCAACGACCACCAATGGCCTTTGACTTCTTTTGTTTTGCTGGTTTTCTAGGTTTATTGCGCCAGTCTTGCTTTTTTTTCTTCATTTCTTATCCTTTCAATTTCATTTTTAGCGTAAAGAAGATTTTGCTCAAACTCATCAAGTAATACATTTAAGTTCTTGTCATCAAATTTAATAACCCTAATTTCATTTTGTTGTTTTTCGATTTCATAAAAAATATGTGGTACATAATTCACAATATGAGAATCAAGTCTACTGACATGCCCTAAAAGAACAGATTTAAGAAATTCAAAATTCATAATTGAAACTAAATTCTCTGATAATTTATTGCGTAAACTTTGAACACAATCAATTGAGGCATTCAATAATTTACCATAATCACCCATACGATCCATTTTTATTTTCTCATTTTCAATCCTTTCGTTTTGTTGAAGCAAATATTTTAATTGATTTCTGCGATTGTCTCCTATGTTCCATTTTGAAACATGAGTATCACTGTCCGCTGGCATTATATAATAACCCATAAATCCAACACTCTTAAAGCCATGTCTTTTACAGGCATTATTAAATTGCTTTTGGCTCATATCTTTTCGCTTAGACATTTTTTCCCCTTATAGTTTAAGACAAATATCCCGTAATTCCCCAAGGCTTTTTTTATCACCAACCAATTTGTCATGCAAATTTACTCCTTTTTTCTTGGCCCTTTTTTGTATTGTTAAAGATATTTTTAGTGCCAACTCTAAACAGTTTTTCAGTTCAGTTTTAATTGGTATTCTATAACCACTAGCCAAATGAGTAAGCCACCATTCCTTTGATTTTTCACCTGGATGATGTATTGCAATTGGAAAATTATCAGAATTTAACGGAACATAGCCTTTTATTTCTTTGTCTCTTTCCTTGCAAGCCCTGCCCTTTTCATCCCAACTATTTACTTTAATCTTAAATTTAATCCTTTTCCTTTTAATCATTCTTTCCCCTCCACTTCCTAGAGAACCATTTCCCCGGGCTAAATATTAAACCAACAAATCCATAAGCCAACCTGGCGGCAAAGGCAATTCAAACAAAGGCCGATTCAAGGCATTTCCTTTCACATATTCATACTGAATCCCATTAACAATAGAAGGCACCGCAATGATGTAACCACCGTTTGCGCGTGTATCCACTTTGGGCGCAATCTGGCCGGAAGTATTTCTATATTCATTCCATGGCGGGCTTTGAAAAATGTAATGTGTGCCTCCGGAAGGTGTGTTTGAAATTACACTTTCAGAAATATCAAAATGTTGACTTGGATCTTCCGGCCATAAATTATCTGGCCCATCGACATCAATTACGATCATGCCAGCCGTAGGCAATCCTATGTTTGCATTTGGCCATTTCATCCACCATTCTGTTATTTGGTCCCAGTCTGTGGTGGCATCTTTGAAACCGTGTCTTGTTAATGGCTGTTTTTTATCTGGCACACAAGGGAATACGGGGTATCCCATTTGCGTGTAAACCAAAGCACCTTGAAAAATTGCATTTTCTGACATTTGCATAATTTACCCTCCGCTTCCTAAGGGACAATTCCCCTAGGACATTAATAAAAATTATTCCTTTCCTTCAGCTTTGGCTACCGCCGACTTTATTTTGTCAATAGCATAATCCAAGCCCCTTACATCTCCTCGCCCTGAAAAAGTGGCCTTACAAAGTTCATCGTGAGCCTTTTCGCAGGCCTCTAGTAATTCAGGAGCCGCAGCGATAAGGCGGGCATTATCGAAATTTGATACTCTTGATATAATTTCTCCATTTTCGCAAGATTGCACAAACATATAAGGTGCGCCCTGGCTTTCGCCTTTTTCGATATGCGTTTTTAATTCCCATGGTCCTGGTGTGTGCATTTTTTTACCTCCACTTCCTGGGGGCCAATTCCCCCAGGTGACTCCTATTAATCTTTATTAAGTTCCATCAAAAGTCTTTCCTTGGTTTTAATTAAAAGTAATACAGCTTTTACGCCGTTAAAATCGCCAGCCTGTTGGCATCTATGTTCAAACTGCGCAATTGCTCCAACTATTCCCGATATTTCGCCGCGACAAAGCGGCCTCAATTCCTTTTTCTTTTTCTTCTTAGGCATCTTTTCCCCGTTCTTTTTTGCCGGCCCTATTGCCAACATCCATATAATACCCCAAATCTATAGATTGTCAATAGATAATCTTTTTATTTTTCACTTTTTTTTTCAAAAAAAATTGGGCCTTGGATAACCCAAGGCCCAATCATATAACATTATAGTATATATAGACTTACGTTACTCAGCCAAAGCATCGGCTATAGTCTCAGCGCCCGCCAAATTAACCGGAGGCACAAGCTTATAGGTATCCCTGAAAAATTTCAGGAAGGTTCCCCCTTCGTCCGAGGTGGTTTCAAGGACAAATTCATCACCTAAAACGAAAGCAGTTGCGCCAGCGGTAATCGTTACGCTAAAGCCTGCCTGATCGTCCTTGCCTGTTGCTGGGAATGCAACGCCTGTGGTGATTTTATTTGTCAGAGTACCACGCAACCTTGACTTGACGGTCCAAATCTCTGCACCGGCTGTAGCTGCATTGGTTACAACCAGGCTTATGTCATCCCCTGACAAGGCCATTTGCGTACCAAGCAGGCTGGTTAATGTGCCATCACCAGTGCCAGTATAGGACAATTGCACAGCGGTTACCACGTTCCCATCAACACTCTCCACGTCGGTAGTCATATTCGTGATTATGTCACGAATAATGTCCGTAAGAACTGTTTCGACACTGTTAATTTGCGATGGAGTCAGAGTCAAGATGTACTTATTTAATTCGACAAGATAGCTGCTAACCATAGAATCAATGCTTGTCTTGGCTAACTCCAAATTGTCTGTAACTTCACAAAAATATGCCAAATCTGCCGCATCATCATCAAACACAGCCTCCAAGCCAGTGATATCGGTATCCACGCTAGTTTTAAAGCCCTTTAGCGTGTTAAGGGTTTTCACCAATTTTCCAATATCGGTGAATAACAGGGTGTAATTAATAGCCATTTCTCCATCCTCCTAAAAAGGCCCTATAATAGGGCTAAAACCAGTTGAATTTCGCGTTTCCTGAGCCACTGTGGCCATCCGATTAAAATTGATACTTACGGGTCAAAATGATAAAATGGGCGCCTAGAGGAAGCGGAGTACCCCCAGGCACCCTAAATCGCCAGGCCAAAGACCCAACCAAGACCCAGCGACCGGCGAACCCCTTTTTCGTCTTGCCCTAGAATCTTTTGGAAAAGTAAAAGCCAAAAATAGGCCCGGCGTCATTCACATCATGGACCCAATTTTCAAAGTCCCTGGCGCTGGCTCCAAAATCATCGGCTGTTGCCGCCGTGTCAATGGCCATGCCTAAAAGGTCACCTGACACTTCACCAACTTTCAATTTCCATCCTTGGTCTTTGTCATCTATCCAAAGACCCTTTGCATTAAATCCAGCCTGGCCAAGAGCTACCCTTATTCCGTAAGCTCCGGCCCATTTAATAAAGGGTTTAGTACACCCCTTGCAAGTGCTCCAGCTGTCTTGTTTCTATTCACTATCTTTTCAATTATCACTGGCAGGAATTCCTTGCTATAATATTTCAGCAAGTCAAGTCCTTCATCTTTTGCAAATTGCTTTGCCTTTTCAATTGCGCGTTTTACAGCTTCCTCTTTTTCTGCTTTTGTCAATTTTCCATCAGCTGCACTGTCCTTTAAATTCCTAACATAAGTCTTGTAAGTATCTGTAACACCAACTTCAACTGCATTTAATGCTTTGCCAAGCTTCCATTTTTTTACCGCTTGAATCCTTTTTATCATACCAAAAACAAAAGCAATTATTGCAATTACAATTGTCTGTGCCTCTGGCCTTTGTAGCAATTCCAAAATAAAATTCATAACTCCGCCTCCTTAATTTTCCGGCGCCGTTGTCAAACTGAATCTATCGCCGGTTGGTAGATTCAGATTTGTAATAGTTATCACGTTTGGATCTGTTTTCAATATCGCTTCTTTTGCCTGATTAACAGTTGTCCAGGTTCGCGCTGCACCTGATTCCAACCCGTCAAGAATACCTTGATTTAGATTTGCAGTTGTTACCGCAACGGCAGCCGATCCAGTATTGTTGCATAAGACTTCACCATCATTTTCAATTGTCAAAGTGGTAATCAGATAGCCAGTGCCACGAGTATTCAAAACACCGCCTGTTACTTTAACCAACGTTACATTTGCAGCGGCCTCTAAAACATTGACCCCGCCTGATTGCGTGAAGTTAGTTAGTGTCACACCCTGGCCAACGAAAACTTTATCACCGGCGCTTGTGGATCTCATATCCACATCACCAATTGTGGCTGTTTCACCAGTAAAGTCTTTGGCAATACCTATACCGGCGGGTGCGGACTGAATGACAATATCTGCACTAGCATTATTTGCCTTAAACCTTACAGCTGGCAACCCTGCTTCACTTGATACTCCGGCAGTATCAAACACTGTTAATATAGAAGCACCGGCCTTTTGATTGTCAATCTTGATCCTTTGCGAACCAGCCGGACTACCTGGCCCTGTTTGTTCGCCTATTTCAATTTCATCGGCGTCAAGTTCCATGTAATCGGTTCGGTATTCCTGGGCCGTGTCATCTTCCGAACTAACATCAGTTGCAAAAGCTTTAGAATTTAAACCAATTTTTCCTGTGAATGTTTTTAAAATTTGGAACCTATCCAAAGCCGCTACAATTGCAGCAAGGCCAAACCAAATGTCCCCTGTAAATTCTTCAATGATAAAATCATCAGCTGCACCAGGTAAAGCGCCACCTGAATAATTAGCCACCGTTGAAAGATCAAGCGGCCCAGAACTTACCGTACTATTTGAAAAATTGGTAACCGTTCCAGTACCACCGCCTGACACTGAAAGTGTTGCCGTGAAAGGAAAACCGGCAATGGCAGCCGTGGCTTTAATATTTCCACTACTTGGATTTGTCCAATTGACAGCTACAAAATAAGGATGCGTGGAAGCTTCGGCAGCCACTACTAAAGCCGCCGCTGTTGTGGAGACATCCGTTATGCCTACCACTGAAACGGCAATCCCATTGATTGTAATTGTAAAAGTATTGTTTGCCGGCGTCGCGTCCAAAGTATCAATTGATCCATCGTCAACTTGTGCAACTGCAACCGCCTGACCTAGCCATCTGACAAGTGCCATTTTTAGCCCTCCATTTCATAGCCTAAATAATGTAGGATATGATAATCAATTTTTTCCTCTATTTTTTCCCTTACCATAGGGTAATTATCATAAGTTAAAATTTGTCTTTTAAAAATTTCATCTGTTTGGCTTCCGTCTGCACAAACAACATGGCGAACGCGATCAAACATAAAGTCATTTCTTTTTACGTTCAACACAGTTAAAGTTAATTGCGGAGATTCATATAAATCAATATAGCGAATAAATTTTATAGGCGCTTTCTCTTTCCACAAGATCCAGCAATAATAAAAATTGTTCCACGTATCAAAATAGTCCAAAGAAAATTCATCAAAAGATATTTTTCGACGCCCCGCATAATTGTACCAAGAAAGCCACCACTCTAAAGGATGTTTTGAAATCACAACCGTTTCAATATCGGTTGACCTTTTCTTTCCTGTGAAATTGTGTTTATCTTTTGCGTCAATTCCACAAGTGAAATAATTTTCCTTTAGCAAAAGTTCAAGCCAAGTTGTACCACTTCTTTCTTTTCCGCTAATTGCTATCATTAAAATTTTTCCACTAAATCAGTGAAAGGGCCATCCATGCCATAACTGACCGAAACATCCCTTGTCAATCCCGGAGTTGGTATTGATTCAGCAGCCACTCCACCGTCACCTATAACCATCTTTGAATTAAATTCATGTCTGGAATTTCTTGTCTGAAATCCACTTGCATTTGTTATTGGAATTAAAATATTTTCCATACCACTAAATCCCTGGCCTATGGCGGTAAGTTCCGTATGTTTATCTACAGCAAATTCTTCATTAATTCCGTTCAAATCCTCAATGCTCCAAGTTGCGTGGACTGTATGAGGCGAAGTGTAAGCATTTGATCCAGCACCAGTTGACACTATGTCTGTTCGCCAATCATGTGGTATTTTAAATTCATCGCTAAAGTTCCAATTCATAACAAAAAATTCAATATCACCCACTTTTGTCGTATTGATTCTTATACCAAACCTGTTAAGAAAATCCAT